CTTTATAACACTTACAAAAAAGTAAAAAGCAAACTAAAAAAACTATTATGAAACTGGGAGATATTATTTACTGTATAACAAAAAATACCGGCATTAAATACCTGGTTGATAAATACCATAAAATTAGAGGTACTAAATGTAATTGTGACAAAAGGCGAAAAAAGTTAAATGAAATAAAAATTAAAAGATGGTAAAATTTAATACAAAAGATTTTAAAAACTGGGAATATTTTAGAAATGTAAAAAAAGACACCTTATCGGATGCTGAGTATAAAATGATATGTTTGCTTCATTCAGAATATTACAATCATAAATATCATAGGCCTTGCACTTGTAGCCCTAAAACAATAAAATCCTGGATAAAAGATCTAAATATAATTTGGGATAATGGGTTTAAATAAAATTAACGATTGGGAAAAGGCCGTTGTTTTCCTTTTAAACCTTGATGGCTGGGAACTCGAACATTGCGGAGATGGTTTTACAAGATACGATGCAATAGGTAAAACTAGCAAGGGCAAGGATTGCGTTATAGAGATGAAATTTAGGACAAAGTATTACGATACCAAAATGCTTGAAAAGGACAAGTACGATGCTCTTATGGCCCTTAATAGAGATGTTGTAAAAATATTTTTTGTGAACGATCCAAAAGGTAATTTTATGTTTTGGCTTAATACTTTGGTTATGCCGGAGCCAGTTAAAAAGTATTGTCCGGATACTACAATGTGGACAAAAAAAAGGCTTTTAAAAGAGGTTTATTTACTTAAAGAAAACGAAGCTGTAAGAATAAATATAAATATTAAACCCGAATAAATTTGTTTATATGTTAATAAGTTCGTATATTACAGTATATTAATTAAAACAAAACAGATAATGAAAAACACAAAAACAAGAATTGCCGAATTTTTAGAAGATTATAACGCCCTTTTAGGTGGCCTTAATGATGAATTAAGTGGCATTGAAGATATGGGCTTAAACAGGAAAGCTAAAAGTTTTTTTGATGTAAAACTTGCAGATTTAGAATGTGATGTATGCTTAGAAAATGAGTATTATGAAATTAAAAATCTTATATTTTAATGGCAAATTTTGAAAAGCTGGGTTTTTTTTTAGAATATATGATTGACGATAAATACATTGGCTCAACTATTATAGAAAAGCCGGACAGAAAAGAAATAGGTTACTATGGCAGAATTGATGAGGTTGCTGCCAAAGACATTATATTTAAAAACAAAAAAACAATAAAAAAAGGACAAGCATTTTATACTAGAATGTATCCTTTATGTGGAAGTAAACTTTAATTTAAAAACAAAACAGAATGAGAAATATTTTTTCAGTATTAAAAATAGAAAATAACTGGGTAACTTTAAAGGCAAGACCGCAAATGATAGTACCGCTATCCAGGTGTAAATTTGTAGATAAAAAAAGACAATATGTAACAATTAACTAAAAACAAAACAGATGAGAACATTACCAAAGTACAAGCAGAATTTAAAAATACAAGGAAACGATGTATGGAGTTATACGACTATTGTAGCTAAAATAGACGGCCCAAATTTACAACAATTAGGGTATTGGAGTATGACTACTCAAAAGCATATTAACTATGTAGCTAATTATTTAAACTTAAACCTTATTAAAAATGAGGGTTAATGAAGCGGCCTGGGAAAAGCTAAAAAAACAAATAGAGTTTTATACTGAGGCTGACACATCTATATCAGACATATCGATCAACTACCAGGTTAAACCAGCAAAGAACAGAAATTATTTAAGACTTAATATAATCATAGACAAATGGGACAAAATAACAGAATAAAAGAATTAGAAAAGGAAATTTTACAATTAGAGGCTGCGCTAAAAAATACTTACATATATGATACCGACACTTTATGGTGTAGAGATGGGGAGTTATATTTTGCCTATAATAATGACAAAATGCTTGTTATGAATGTAGATCAACTTTTTAGAGACTTGCCTAGTATTATAAAAATGGTTACTAAAGAGCAAAAGAAGATGCAGAAGATGCACCACAAAATGATAAAAGAAACACTTAAAGAAATATGATTTTATTGGTAGATGCAGATAGTTTAATTTTTGCAAGTTGCTATCGTAAAAGGGAAAACCCGGAAGATGAAATTTACTATAAAAATATTATAAACTCTAGGAATAAATTTGATGAGCAATATATGCGCATTGTAAACGACTTAGAAGAAAAATACACTATTGACAAGGTCCTTTGTTTTAGTGGATCAAAAGGTAATTTTAGGAAATTAATTACAAGCAAATACAAAGCAAATAGAAAAAAACAAGAGTTGCCACCTTTGCTCCAGGAGATGCATCAGTACGTCAAAACCCAGTACGATAGTATCTATGGCTACGGAGTAGAAACAGACGATATGGTTGCAAGGTACTGGCATAACATAAGCCAGGATATAGGACGTGATGAGGTTATGATCGTCAGCATAGATAAAGACTACCGGCAATTCCCGGCCCTAATTTATAACTACCACTTTAAGCATAAAGAGGTATTAAACATTACAGAAGAACAAGCGGTGTTTAATTTTTACTCGCAAATGATTGAGGGCGACACCGCAGACAATGTAAATTATTTTAAAGGAAAAGGAAAAAGGTTTGCGGAAAAGTATTTTGCGGATTGTGTAACTAAATACCAATACACAAAAAAACTATACGAATTATTTAAACAAGAATACAAAGGTAAAGCCAGGTTAAAATATACTGAGTGCTACAACCTTTTAAAATTAAGAACAGATTAAAAAAATAAGCAATGGAAGAAAATAAAATAGAAAAGGCCATTATAACTAATCCGGAAGAAATTAGTAGTTTATTAATTGAAATTACTAACATTAATATATTTGAAAAAACAAGAGTTAGAAATATTATAGAACACAGAGCGTTTTTTTGTTACCTATTAAAAAAGAAATTTGATATGGGTCCGACTAGTATATCTGCATTTATGAGGACAAAACCAAAATTAAAGACTTACGATCACGCAACGGTAATTCACGCCCTAAAAATGTTTAAAGTTTATAAGCCATATAGAAAAGAATACTTTGATACTTTAGAAACTTATTTTGATATAGATCCCAACGACAATGAGCAGCCTTTGCCAGTATTAGAAAATATTGTAAATCAATATGTAATTTGTAAAAGCAATTACAATAAAGCAAATAAAAAAATAAAAAAGTATGAGGCTAAACTTAAAGACTTAAAAGAAAACAAAAAAAAATTAACTCCTAATTATAGTGATAATGAAATTCTTTACAGAAAATTAAATAAAAAGCAAATGCAAGTATATGATGAAAGAGCGGCGCTAGTGTTAAAATCTTTTGATTGGCAGAAACCAAAAAATAATTATGAGGTAATTAATTGTGAATCTTAAAGCAAAATTATGAGTAAGAAATTAATACAAAAGCTACAGCAACTAATAGACAAACTACCAAAAGGAAATGAAAGAAAATCAATAAAAGAAATAGTTTTAGAATTAAAGCTAAATAAAAACAAAAATTAAAAACGTTATATATATGAAGTTAGTTAAAATTGACAAGGTTAAACCAAACGAAAATAATCCCAGGTTTATAAAAGACTATAAATTTGAAAAGCTAGTAAAGTCTATAAAGGAATTTCCGGAAATGCTAAAATTGCGCCCTATTGTAGTGAATGCCGATATGGTTGTACTGGGTGGCAATATGCGTTTAAAGGCTTGCAAGGAAGCCGGGCTTGATGAGGTATATATTTTAAAAGCTGATAACCTTACAGAAGAACAGCAACAAGAATTTATTGTAAAAGATAATGTAGGGTTTGGAGAATGGAATTGGGATATACTGGCTAATGAATGGGATATAAAACAATTAGAGGATTGGGGCCTAGATGGTTTTCCTTTTGAGGAAGAAGTGCCAAAAAAAGAGGAACACAATAATCTCCAAAATATGTTTATTGTACCGCCATTTAGCATATTGGATGCAAAACAAGGCTACTGGGGAGATAGGAAAAAATATTGGAAAGACTTAATAGGCGATAACGGCGAAACTAGAGAGGGAACTTTATCTACCGATATGCTAGAGGTTATAAATAATGGAGTAAGCATATTAGATCCGGTGCTGGCAGAAATATCTAATCGCTGGTTTGGCATAGAAAAAGGGAAAACGTTTGATTGTTTTGCCGGGGATAGTGTTTTTGGATATGTAAGCGATGCCCTGGGAAATACTTTTACCGGAATAGAATTAAGGCAAGACCAGGCCGATTTAAACAATAAAAGGCTTAGAGGTAGTAAGAGTAGATATATTTGTGATGATGGCGTAAACGTGCTAAAACACATACCAGAGGCCAGTCAAGACCTATTGTTTAGTTGTCCGCCATATTACGACTTAGAAGTTTACTCGGAACTAAAAAACGATGCCAGCAACCAGGAAAGCTATACAGACTTTTTAAAAATAATAGACAAAGCATTTAGTGGCGCTATAAAATGTTTAAAGGAAGATAGGTTTGCGGTAATTGTGGTCGGTGGTATTAGAGATAAAAAAGGTTTTTACTATGGTTTCCCGGACGATATAAAAAACATATTTGCTAAAAATGGAGTGCAATTATATAATGAGATGATACTAGCGGAAACGCTTGGAACATTACCTCAAAGAGCCGGGCGTTATATGAACAATAGAAAAATAGGAAAATGCCATCAAAACGTTTTAGTGTTCTATAAAGGCAATCCTAATAATATTAAAAAAAATTACAAAAAATTAAACTTTACAAATTTAGATGAAAGCACAGATATATAATTACGCCGTATGGGTTGATGAGACAAACCCAGTTGCACTAAAAAACAAATACAATGAACTACTAAGCCAAAGCGGTTTTAATGTATTAGACATAGCTGAAAAGCGTTTTGATCCTTTTGGATATACCGCGCTGTTTTTATTAAGCGAGAGTCATTTTGCAATACATACTTTTCCGGAGCATAAAGAAACTTATATAGAGCTATCAAGTTGCGTAAAAGATCCTTTTAACTTATTTGTAAAAAACCATTAATGGAAAAAGATATTAGAGGTATGTCGTTACCGGAAAGGTATAAATATATAAACGAACAAAAACGCAAAAGGTTTAACCCTACAAGCGAGGAAAAAGAAGAACAAAAGAAAAAAAATAATGAACAAAGATAGACACATAAAAAAGGAAAGTTTACTCAAGGCCCTGGAACAAAGTTTGGGGGTGGTCACAGTAGCTTGTAAAAAAGCGGACATACCAAGAAGCACATACTATAAGTGGCTTAAAGAAGATGAGGCCTTTGCCGTTGAGGTAAGGGATATAGAAAATGTTGCTTTAGATTTTGCGGAGAGCCAATTACACAAACAAATATCTGCAAACTCGACAGCGGCTACAATATTTTATTTAAAGACCAAAGGTAAAAAAAGGGGCTACATAGAACGCCAGGAAATAACTGGGGCCGATGGTATGCCAACTAACTTTCAAATAGAAATAATTGATAAGACCGAAGATACAGACTAACATAGTCTATAAGCATTTAGCAAATACAGATAAAAAAATTGTTGTAGAGCAAGGCGGTACTCGCTCCGGTAAAACCTATAATATACTTTTATGGATAATATTTAACTATTGCTCACAAAACAACAATAAGATCATAACAATTTGCCGCAAATCATTTCCAAGTCTAAGGGCTACAGTAATGAGGGATTTTATGTCTATCCTACAAAACTATAATTGCTATAGCGAACAGTACCACAATAAGTCTAACTCGGAATATAACTTGTTTGGAAACCTTGTGGAATTTATATCCTTAGACCAGCCGCAAAAAATTAGGGGCCGTAAAAGAGACTTATTATTTGTAAACGAGGGGAATGAGTTGTATTATGAAGATATGCAGCAACTACTATTTAGGACCCAGGATAGAATAATTTTAGATTTTAACCCATCTGATGAGTACCACTGGATATATGACAAATTAATACCTAGAGATGATTGCGTTTTTTTTAAAACAACCTATTTAGATAACCCATTTATTGAGGCATCAATTAAAAACGAAATAGAGCGCCTTAGAGATACAGATGAGCAATACTGGCAAATTTACGGCTTAGGGGAAAGGGCCGCGAGTAGAAGCACTATTTTTAAATACGTTGAGGTTAATCAAATACCACAAGAAGCAGAACTTATAGCATACGGAATGGACTTTGGTTATACGAACGATCCGAGTACTTTTGTGTCTGTTTACAGCCAGGGCCACAATTTATATATACAAGAGCATTTATACAGAACGCAAATGAATACAAGCGATATAAATAATTTTTTAAAACAGCTTAATTTAACAAGCAAGCCAATTTATGCGGATAGCGCCGAGCCCAGGTTAATATCAGAATTGCGCGCTATGGGCCACAATATATTTTCTAGCATAAAAGGAAAGGATAGTATTAATGCCGGCATAGACTTACTAAAAAGGTATAAAATTCACATACTATCAACCTCAACAAATGCAATAAGCGAGTTTAGAAACTACAAATGGAAAGAGGATAGATCTGGAATGTTGACTAATACTCCGGAGGATAAAAACAACCATATTATTGACCCTTGTAGATATGCAACCTACTCTATTTTGAGCAGACCAAACTTTGGTAAATATGCTTTACATTAAAATAAATTTGTTTATATGTTAATAAAGTTGTATATTGTACTATATTAATTAAAACAAAACAGATATTATG